GTACACAGTAACTATCCGTTCAACGCTTATAAAAATAGTGTGGTCGAAGACATACAGATCAGCGGTGAATTTAGTTGCGAAACTGAATCAGATGCTGCTTACTGGTTACAGGCAACAACTTTTTTTAAGAGTGCTACAAAAATGTTTTATGGCGCTAGCGATAATGCCGGCAATCCACCGGTAATATGCAATCTTAGTGGTTATGGTCCAGGAGTGCTAAACAGTATTCCAGTAATTATTAAATCTTTTACAATGGAGTTACCTGACGATGTAAATTATATCAAAGTCAGCGGAAAATATGGTGAGGGTCCTACTTGGGTACCTATTCTTAGCACAGTGTCGATCACTGTAAGTCCGATTTATAACAGAAGCAGACTACGAGAATTTAGTCTACAAGATTATGCTAAAGGTCTACTTAACACTAAAGGATATATCTAATGGCAGTTAAAGGTAAAACCGTAAAGTACGGAAAGTCAAGTCCTTGGTACAATACTAGACAAAATAGATTGTACCTTGATCTTATTACTATTCGTCCTGTGCCGGCACAGAAAGATGATTTTAGATATGCTATTGAAAATCAATATCGTCATCGACCCGATTTGTTAGCCTACGATCTATATGGCGATCCTAAGTTATGGTGGGTATTTACCCAAAGAAATATGGATGTAATTAAAGATCCTGTCTATGATTTTGAACCCGGCCTAATTATCTTTGTCCCAAAAAAATCTAACCTAGTAAGTTTTTTAGGAATCTAATATGGAAGATTTTTACGGCGAAGGAGATTTTAGTTTTCCCAGCGCAGAAGAACTTAATGTTGCTAGAGGATCGGCTACAGTAACAACTGGTGAAGAAGAAGCTACTACAGTGATTAATATAGATACTCCTGCAGGCGCGGCAATGGCAGTTGATTATTGGTCTCTGACTGGTATGGCAGCACCTAGTAAACCAGGCGGCCCCCCTTTTGAAAATATACTAGATCAATTTGCAAGTTATTCGCCACTGTGGACCTTTGCGCCACTAACACCTGATCAATATAATAATCCTTATCTCTATAGAGATAATCCTTCTGCTTTAGAAAACGTAATTTTTTCTTCAGCTGGTAGGTATGATGGGCAACGAGTTCAGACTGTTGTAGGTGCTCCTGAATATTTTGTAAACAATTTTGAAATGAAAATGACTACTGCGGCCACCGAAAAAACCGGAGTAACAAATAACATTTCTATGTCTTTCGACGTCTACGAACCTTATTCGATGTCCTATTTTGTTCAGAGTGTACAGACAGCCGCTCTTAACGCTGGATATCCTAATTATATTGGAACTCCGTTTGTACTAGTATTGGAATTTGTAGGACATCGAGACAACGGGCAAATGTTTGCTTCTTCTCAAAATTTAAAAAAATATTTTGTCATACAGTTTAAAAAAGTCACGTTCTCAACTAATGAAGGTGGCACCAACTACAAAGTAGAAGCAGCCCCTTACAATCATACCGGTTTTACCAACATAGCACAGCAGATAACCAAAGACATTAAAATCAGAGGTGAAAACATCAAAGAAATGTTAGTATCTGGAAATATGAGTCTTACCAAGGTGCTCAACGAAGCACAGAAAGAGCTTGTTCCAAAAAAACAAGATACCGCCGATGAATACGTGATAGTGTTTCCAACAAATTGGTCCGATAAAGTTGGATTGCCCGGAGAGGCAGAAATACCCGATGAAGTAGTACAGGCCACAGTAGATCCAGATGAACCTGCTACAAGTCCTTTAGTGGGACGCCAAGGTCAACAGACTACCACATTTGGTTTAGGTGAGGTCGGATCAGCCAGTCTAGGATTTGGCCCGTCATCGGGAGGAAATCTTGCTTTTGGATTTGAAGGCGATGTTGTAGACGAAGCTACAGGACTCATAACTAGAAATTCATTAAAGATCGACCCCAAGCAGAGGGAATTTCAGTTCCCTCAAGGATCTACGGTACAAAATGTTATCACCCAGATAGTATTAAGTTCAGATTATGCTAAGAATGCGTTGGATCCTAGCAAATTAGATAGTGCAGGTCGTATCAAATGGTTCAGAATCGATGTACAACTTAAAATTGGAGAGTTTGATGTCAAGCGAGCCGCTAGACAAAGAACTTATATTTTTAGAGTTATGCCGTTCTATGTACACTCTAGTGTGTTTAGGGCGCCAGGTACTAATCCTCCAGGCTACAAAACTTTAAATCGATTAGTGGCCAAAGAGTACAATTATATCTACACCGGTAAAAACAATAATGTAATAAAATTTGATATCCAGATCAATCAATTGTTTCAAAGTGGTATGAATCAGACGCCGTTGGAAAATACTGAATCAGAAGCCAATCCGTCGCAGGCCGGAACCGCAGAAGATGCCGGCCAGCAAGATGTAAGTTCAAGGGAAAGCGATCCTAGAAACCAGGCTACTCAGGGAGATGCACCCGCATACAAATCAGAAGATGTTACCAAGGTAACTACTAAAGGTGGTTACGGTGCGGTAACTGTACCACAAAAAGTTGCACAGATGATGATGAATAAGATTCTAATGCAGGGTAGTACCGGTGACCTAATGAAGGTAAATCTAGAAATAATAGGAGATCCTTATTGGATCACAGACAGCGGTATGGGAAATTATATCAGCGATTTTTACGGATCAGAAGAAGGTCCCGAAAAAGGCCCATATGCTCTCATAGACGGAGATCAGTGTTTAAACTATCAAGGAACAGATACCTATATACGAATAATATTTGCCACTCCAGTTGAACCGCTGTTGGGAACATCAGGCGTTGGAGGACTTTATAGTTTCCCTCAAGGCAAGATTAATCCCTACAGTGGAATATACAAGGTAATCAATTGTACCAATAGTTTTAAAGACGGCAAGTTCACTCAGACATTAGTGTGTACACGTCAACCAAACCAGGCTCAAGACTTTGAAGGCGGCGGCTATGAAGTAGATAAGAAATTCTTTGCTAACGATGTAAGTCTAGCTGATGTTATCAGTACAAGTCCAAACAGTGAAGCGCCAGAATATAGAGATGACGCAGAAGATTTAAATTTAATTTTTGGGGATTTAGGTCCTACTGGAGATCCGTTGACTGACGAAGAGATAGCACAAAACAATGCCGACCTCGGCGATTTTATGGGATAAAAAATGGCACAGATTAAACGAGAAGCAGCCAACAAACCCAGCGACATGGCTGGCGGCCCATTTTTGGCAAAAGTAGTAGGTCATTTAGATCCTAGTTTTATGGGCGGCTTAGAAGTTACATTACTACGTTCAGATGGTAATACAGTAGGCACCGCTACAGAAACTCACGGGGTAAGATATTGCAGTCCATTTTTTGGCGCAACACCGTTTGAATTTCAAGGCCTTAACAAAGACGATTATAACGACACACAGAAAAGCTATGGAATGTTTTTTGTGCCACCAGACATTGGTGTAACAGTGATGGTATTTTTTGTAGACGGTGATCCAAGTAAGGGATACTGGATGGGCTGTGTACCCGATAGATTTAGTAATCATATGGTTCCCGCAATTGCCACTAGTTCTAGTGTGGCATTTGCAGAAGGCGAAGCTGAATTATATGACACTTCATCGGTGCCAGTAGCAGAATTGAACAGAAGAGCCTATGCCGACGATCTAGAAAACGGCACCGAAGTTGATAAAGTTCGAAAACCAGTACATCCTTTTGCTAACCATCTCTTAGAAGAGGGTACGCTTGAGGATGATATTCGTGGAGTTTCTTATACAACTAGTAGGCGTAATGTTCCTAGCAGTGTCTACGGAATATTGACACCTGGCCCGCTCGATCGAAGAGATGGTGCTAAAAAAGCGTTTATAGGCAAGACCGAAAGTCAAAGTCCTGCTCCGGTGCCAGTGAGTAGATTGGGAGGCAGTCAGTTTGTAATGGATGACGGTGACGATCGTTATCAACGTAGAACTAATGCCAGCGAAGGTCCACCAGACTATGCTGATTTATTAGACGGTGACAGCGGCGAACCTGAAATTCCAGCAGATGAATATATTCGCCTAAGAACTAGAACAGGTCATCAATTACTTCTACACAATTCAGAAGATTTAATCTACATTGGTAACAGCAAGGGAACTAGCTGGATAGAATTAAGTAGTGATGGTAAAATAGATATTTTTGCTGAAGACAGTGTTAGTATTCACACCAAACAAGATTTTAATTTCTATGCTGATCGTGACGTAAACATAGAAGCTGGTAGAAATATCAATATGAAAGCTTCAGCAGTACACCCCGATGGTGGCGGAAACTTTAGAGTTGACACAGAAGAAAACACTAGATTTTTTGTTAAAGGTGATACCAAGATTACTACCCAAGGCGAACTGCATATTGCTACTTTACAAGACAATCACATCACTACGGTGATGAATAATAATTTTAAAAGTATAATGAGTACATACGTTCAGTCTAGTTTAGATACTCACATTAAGGCCGGCACTACAATGAATGTGCAAGCTGGTATCACACTAGATATATTGTCTGGGGCTGCAATGACAGTTACAGGAAGTACAATTGATTTAAACGGTCCAACAGCAGGAGCAGCGTCTACGGCTACCGCAGCAACACCAACCTTAGCATTAGGGGTAACAGGCAATATTGTTGTAAATCCTGCCGAAGCAGAATGGGTAGGACAACGTTATACTTCTGATACACCATTAGAAAGTATTATGTTTAGAATACCAATGCACGAACCTTGGCCAAGTCACGAAAATAAAGATCCTCTAAGTTTTAAACCAGAATTAACTGATAGAGAGCAGGCCGGCGGTGGCGAAGATGGAGCACCAGCAGGTGGCGACGAAAGTGGTGACGAAGGTGGCGACGAAGGTGACGGAGAAGAATAATGGCTAAATTATACAATCAAAAATCCGTGGCAACTAATAAAGCCACAACTGCACAGACCAGTACAAGTTTCAAATACAGAGGATTTAGTTCTAATGAATTTAAGAACAATTTTAAACTCTATGATATGGAACTAGTAAAGCGAGATCTGTTAAATCATTTCTATATTCGTAAAGGTGAAAAATTAGAAAATCCTAACTTTGGAACAATTATCTGGGATATGCTCTTTGAAAACTTTACACCCGAAGTTAAAAAATTAATCACTGAAGATGTAGAACAAATCATCAACTATGATCCTAGAATACAGGTCACTGCATTGACCATTGACAGCACAGATATGGGCATTAGAATTGAAGCTGAAATAGTTTATAAGCCTTTTAACATAAGTGAAAGAATGACTTTTGACTTTGATCGAAAGAACAACATAGTTAACTGACCTGATTATTTTTAGGGTAAATATGTAATAGGGTACAAAAATAATGACTACGACAACTAGACAAACAAATTTAATATTAAATCAGGACTGGACAAGGATATATCAAACCTTTAGAAGTGCTGATTTTAAAAGCTACGACTTTGAAAATTTGCGTAGAGTTATTATCACGTACCTGCGTGAAAATTACCCAGAAGATTTTAACGATTACATAGAAAGCAGTGAATACCTAGCATTAATTGATGCAGTAGCTTTCCTTGGACAAAGCCTAGCATTTCGTATTGACCTTGCCAGCAGAGAAAATTTTATTGAATTAGCTTCTCGTAGAGAAAGCGTCCTTAGAATAGCTCGTATGTTGAGCTATAATGCCAAGAGAAACATTGCCAGCAAGGGTCTTTTAAAGTTTGATACTATTAATACTACAGAAAATATTCTAGATGCCAACGGTAAAAATCTAGCTCGTCAAACAATTATCTGGAACGATTCTACCAACGCAAATTGGAGAGAACAGTTTCTCACCGTGCTTAATTCAGCGATGGCAGATAACACTGAATTTGGCCGCAGTGAAGGCAGTGACACTATTCAAGGCATCCCCACAGAACAGTATAGATTTAGAACTGCAGGCACAGACATTCCTGTTTTTTCTTTTGAAAAAAATGTGGCCGGTAGAAGTATGCCGTTTGAAATTGTTAGCACAGCATTTAAGGGCAGTGAAGAACTTTACGAAGAACCTCCGGTGCCCGGAAATCAAATTGGTTTTATCTACAAAAATGACGGCAAAGGATCGGCCAGTGTTAACTCGGGTTTCTTTTTATTGTTCAAACAAGGTAGTCTAGAACTAGCCGATTTTAATATTGCAGTTCCAACAACCAACGAAAAAGTTTCAGTTGACGCAGATAATATCAATAATGATGATGTGTGGTTATTTGGCCTTAGCCCAAACGGCGGCCAACAAGATCAGTGGACACGAGTTTCTGCATTGGTAGGTAACAATATTGCCTACAACAGTGTAGAAAACAACATCAGAAATATCTATGCAGTGTCAACCAAGAACAATGACCGGGTAGATCTAATATTTGCTGATGGAGTCTATGGTAATTTACCGCAAGGACCTTTTAGAGTTTATTATCGTGTAAGCAACGGATTGTCTTATAGTATTCTTCCAAACGAACTTCGTGGAATTAGTATTGACGTTCCTTACGTCAGTAAAACAGGAACTCGACAGGTTTTATCAATCAGTATGAGTTTAAAATATACTGTTAGTAATTCGGTGCAGGCAGAATCAGTAGACAGCATTAGAACAAAAGCTCCGGCACAATATTACACTCAGAACAGAATGATCACAGCGGAAGACTACAATCTTGCGCCGTTGACCAGCAGTCAAGACATTTTAAAAGTCAAAGCTATTAATAGAACAAGCAGCGGAGTTAGCCGCAATTTTGACATCATTGATGCCAGCGGCAAATATTCTAGTGTCAATGTATTTGCCGATGACGGATTAATCTACAAACAAGACAGTGAGAAAACTCTAGCATTTAAACCGTTGACTAGGATTGATACTCTTAATTTTATTCGACAAAGTGTAGAACCTTTGTTTACAGATACCGCAGTCTATAACTTCTACATAACAAAATTTGACAAAATTTTGTTTACAGATACAAATACTCTATGGACACAGATCACCAACGACTTAAACGAAAGCACTGGATACTTTATTAACGCTATTGATCTTACCCTGCAAAGAACAGGAACTTATACTTCTAGTACCTTAAAATATATTCAGGCTGGGTCTATGATTAAATTTGTTCCACCCGCAGGCAAGAGTTTTAAACAGGGAGTGCTTGTTGATACCGATCCTTTAGACCTAACTCAAACTGATAGACTGTGGACTAAAATTATTCGTGTTGTGGGCGACGGCACAAATGCTGGACGCGGTACACTGAGCACCGGCCGTGGCCCAATCGTATTCAATGATGTAGTTCCTACAGGAGCAGTAGCCAGTAGAATTGTTCCAAAATTTGTAAACAATCTTCCTGATGCACTAGAAACACAGCTTGTAAATCTCTGTGCAGAAAGTAAAAACTTTGGTTTAAGATTTGATCTTAATACAGCTAGTTGGAAAATTATTACAGCACCGAACATTGATCTAATAAATGCATTCGCTCTTGGCAAGGCCGGAGACATTACCAACAACAATTTAGACACAAGCTGGATTATGGCTTTTACTAAAGAAGGTAATGAGTATCAAATTCGAGTAAGAACTCTAGATTATATTTTTGGTAGTATTGAACAAAATAGATTTTATTTTGACGTCAATCAAAAAATCTATGACGGAAAAACTGGATTAGTAATAAAAGATCAGGTCAGAATCTTAGGTATAAACGCTATGCCTAATCAGCCGTTTCCTATTAAACAACAATTGACCTTTGAAGTTGATGATTCTATAAAATTTGAAGATGGCTATCAAAGTTCAGAAGAAATCAAAATAGCATTCAGTGATACTGACAACGACGGAGTTATCGATAATCCGGATGCTTTCGAGCAAGTTGTCGGGTCTGATTTAGATTTAAAATATATTTTCTTTGTTAAAGACGTAGACACATTTGGAAATATTGTTTATACATATTACCCAAATGTGGTAAAAGTTGATGGCTTTGATACTGTTGAAGTAGCAGAGACCGAAGATAGTGTTAATCTAAACGAATATCCAGACGGACAGTTAATTTACTTTTACGACAGTGCAGAAGATAGAGTAAAGCGTGTTGACTACGCTTCTAACACATTAATCTTGGAACCTTCTTATAGAGCAAATATTGGTCGAGCAGATTTGAAATTTCAATATGTTCACAATGCTAACGTAGATCGTAGAATAGATCCCAGTGTTAGCAATATTGTTGATGTTTATCTACTAACTAGAAGTTACGATACTGAATTTAGAAAATTTTTATCAAAAGCCGTAATATCAATGCCCGAAGCACCTAACAGTGACAGTCTCCGAATCAGTTTTGGAACTGCTCTCAGCGAAATTAAATCCATCAGCGATGAAATAATTTATCATCCTGTAAACTACAAAGTTCTATTTGGCGCAACGGCCGATGCTTCATTACAAGCAGTTTTTAAAGTGGTTAAGAATCCAAACAAGACAATCAACGACAATGATCTTAAAGTTAGGATTGTTTCAGCTATTAATGATTTTTTTGATGTAGCTAACTGGGACTTCGGTGATAGATTTTATCTAGGTGAGCTAATCACATATATCACTAATGCTGTCACTCCGGATTTAAGTAACTTAGTAATTGTTCCGAGGCAGAGCACACAGACATTTGGCAGTTTATTTGAAATCCAAAGCGGAAATGATGAAATTTTTGTCAGTGGAGCCACAGTTGATGATGTTGTGATAGTGACCGCAATTACAGCTAGCGAGATAAAAGTCAATTCGGCTAGTGTTATAAACAGCACAGGAATAAGAAGTCCAGGTACCACAACTGTAATTACAAACACCGGTAGCTCTTCGTCAAGTTCGACTGGCAGTGGAAGTTCAAGTAGTGGCTATAGTTCTGCGCCTAGCGGCGGCAGCAGTGGCGGATCAAGTGGCGGATCAAGTGGCGGCGGCTACAGTTACTGATATTAGGAACATACATGGCAGATAACATTTATCCTCAGAGTGGCATACCAATTCGTAGATCAGTAGATCTACTACCTCAAGTTTTTAAAACTGAAACTAATAGTAAGTTTATGGCTGCTGTAGTTGATCCTTTGATACAACCCGGAG